CTGGGAGAATCTAAAACACTAGAACAGATGTGGGAGAAGGTAGTAGCTGCGTATGAGAAAAAGAAATATGACTTTGCTGATGCTGTACTTAACGCACAGTTGGCAAGAATACTGAGAGATGGAGACTTTGATTACAAGACAGGAGAAGTATCTCTCTGGACTCCGTAAAAATTAAGTAGCAATATTGTTTTCAACTGTAGTTGTTACTTGTTTTGTATGATGATCTCCCATTGTTACTCCATCCCAATCATTACCAACAGATGTAGGTTCAACATCATTTATCCATTGTTGAACTGACATGAATGACCCACCATTTTCGCCAGCTATGCCACCATGAGGACAATCAGGTAAAACTCTTATGGTTTTATAATGAGACATTGATAGATTGCTGTTCGGTGCTTTTAAATTTGTATAAGATCTTGGTAGTACAATCTTGTCGTTTAAAGTAAATTCCATCCCACTCAATGAAACTTCATACGAATCAACGTTTGGATGGGTATGACTTGGAATAACAGTATTTGGTGTAACAGTAAAAAGTTGAACTTGGAATTGTCCACTTCTGTATATAGTCAAACCAGTTACACCTTCAACAAAGTGTACAAAGTTTTCGTGTGGTACATAAATCCTCATTTCAGCATCTATATACCACTGCAAAAAATCTGTTAACTCATCGTCAAATTCTCTTTCAAGTCCGTCTTTCATTTTTATTTGTAAAAAAAAACCAGTAACTAATGGCGGTCAGCTACTGGAATTTCCGTGTTTTGTAAAAGAAGCAGACCTCTTTCATAATTACCTTATCACATAAATTTAAACCTGCTATACTTTATTACTCAAATTGAACTACAATGCAGATAAATCTTTTTGATCATGTCATCTGAAAAGCTTCCTGTTATTACAGATGAAATGATTTTTGCCTTAGATAAAATCTTTCCGCATCGCCATCCTGATTTGTCATTAACTGATAGAGAGGTATGGTATAGAGCAGGGCAACGTTCTACTGTTGATTTCTTAATCGAACAACAGAAACGACAAAAAGAAACTATGCTCACTAACACTGTTTTGGAGAACTAACCATGTGTAATTTCGGAGGACCCCCAAAGCCACCACCATTACCAAAGCCTAGACCTACAGCACCAGCACCAGAAAGGACTGCTAAGGCTGTCGTAACTGGTAGGCAAAGAAAGAAAACTCCTGGATCTGGTGCTACAAAAATGCAGCCTAGAAGAAGTGGTACTGGATCTTTAAGGATTCCTAAGTCTATGGGTAGTTCTCAAGGTGGAAATCTAAACTTATAAAAATGGAGTATTCAACAGGTGGGCAAACTGCTGCTGGTCGTTATGAGCAGTTGCAGAGTAATAGATCTACTTATCTAAGAGAAGCTAAAGAATCTTCTAAGTTAACTATTCCTAGCCTTATACCAGAATCATCTACTGGTACTAGAGCTAGGATAAAAACTCCCTTCCAAGCACTTGGTGCAAGGGCTGTAAATTCTTTGGCCGCCAAATTATTAGTAGCTCTTCTACCACCTGGTACTCCCTTTTTTAAATTATCTATTGATAGTCTTGCCTTGTTAAAAGAAGGAGGACAGGAAGGATTAGAAACTGAAATAGATAAAGGATTACGCACTATAGAAAATGCCTTGATGGATGAGATAGAAGTATCTAATGATCGAGTTGCAATGTTTGAAGCATTAAAGCATTTGATTGTTGGTGGTAATGTTCTTCTATACCTGACAGATAAAGGATTAAAAGTTTATCCATTAGAAAAGTTTGTATCAAAAAGAGATTCTGTTGGAAATGTATTAGAAATAATTACTAAAGAATCAGTAAACCCACAAGCTCTACCTGCTGACTTCATCAAAAAATTACAAGAGAAAGATAATTATGATGAGAAGACAATGGATGATGACATTGATATTTATACACACATCGAAAGAGTTAATGAAGAATACTTCTGGCATCAAGAATGTAAAGGAGAAAGGATACCAGGCACTGATGGAAGGTCTAAGATCGAAGTCTCTCCCTGGATTTTATTGAGGTGGGTCCGAATAGACGGAGAAAATTTCGGACGTGGGTACGTTGAAGAGTATAGAGGCGACCTCATTAGTTTAGAATCCTTGACACAAGCAATTATAGAAGGGGCTGCAGCTTCAGCTAAAGTTCTATTCCTTGTAAATCCTAATGGTCAAACAAGAGCAGCAACTTTAGCAAAGGCTCCGAATGGAGCAGTAAGAGAAGGTAGTGCAGCAGATATTTCTGTAATGCAAGTAGGTAAAGCAGGTGATTTTAGTATTGCTCTGCAAGCAATGCAGCGTATAGAAGCAAGACTTGCTGATGCTTTTCTCTTAGCTAGTTCTGTACAAAGACAAGCTGAAAGGGTAACAGCAGCAGAGGTACAAATCATGGCTCAAGAACTAGAGAACTCATTGGGTGGGGTGTACTCTATTTTAAGTCAAGAGCTGCAACTACCCTATCTCAAACGTAGGATGCATATGCTTGTACGTTCTGGCAAAGTTCCAAAGTTACCAGAGAAGATTGTAAAACCTAAAATCGTAACTGGTATCCAAGGTCTTGGTAGAGGTAATGATCGTAATAAACTTATTGAATTTATCGGAACAGTAGCTCAAGCTCTAGGTCCAGATGTAATGAGACAATACGTTAATGTAGATGAAGCAGTTAAACGACTTGCAACATCTATAGGTATCGAGACTAATAACTTAGTCAAGACACAAGAGGAGATAGCAGCAGAGATGCAACAGATGCAGCAGCAACAGTTGATACAACATCTCGGACCTGCTGCTCTTGGATCTCCTTTATTAGATCCTAAAAACAATGCACAGGCAGAACAAGTAGCGGAGGAAACTAATGCCAACCAAGAAGCCAGATCCTAAAATTGAAACCACTGATACAGCAAAAGCTGTTGTAAGCAGGTTAGGTGAGAATGACCCCAATCCCACTTCTAGTAAGGCAGGTAGTGTCAAAACTAAGAATGGGAATACAATTACTACTAACTAACTAATTATTTTTTATGACTTCATCCCAGGTAAATGTTTCTGAAACACCACCAATGTCTCAGGAAAATTTAGAAACTCTTGCTAAAAATGAGACTGATGAAAATGGTCTTATCTTAGGTAAGTTTAAATCAGTAGAAGATTTAGCTGCTAGTTACAAAGAACTAGAAGGCAAGTTAGGTAATGCACCTACAGATCAAGTAGAAGAATCAACAGAAGAAACTGTTGAACAAGAAGAGTCAGATGTTAACTATCAAGAACTGTATGGTGACGGTGTTTATGAAGTGCTGCAAGAAGTAGGCATTGACCCTCAAGATATTAGTAATAGATTCATGGAGAATGGTGTTCTTAGTGATGACGATTATTCCAAATTACAAGAAGCTGGTTTTTCTCGGACCTTGGTTGATACTTATGTAGAAGGTTTAAAATCTACTGGTAATGTTGTTGAGATTGCTACACAACAAATAGAAGGAATCAAAGAATCAGTAGGAGGTGAGCAAAACTATGAGCAGATGACAGCTTGGGCTTTAAGTAATCTACCTGCAAATGAAGTTGATGCTTTCAATCAACTAACAGAAACAGGATCTGCACCAGCTATTAAACTAGCGGTACAAGGTCTTTATTCACAATACAATAATGCTATGGGTATCGAACCGGATTTAGTAACAGGTAAGGCTCCGACTAGTGGACCTAATCCTTTCAGATCAACAGCAGAAGTAGTAGCTGCTATGTCAGACAAACGCTATGGTAAAGATGTTACCTATACACAAAGCGTCCAAAACAAATTAGCTAACAGTGATGTCTTTACCTAACTAATGTCAAGAGAAAGTCTTAAGATAAAGAAGGTACATAAGAACCCTACTGGTGGTTTATCAGAGAAGGGTAGGAAATATATTAATAGCAAAACTGGTAGTAAATTAAAAAGACCTGTTACTAAAACATCAGGTCTATCAAAAACAGAAAAGGGTAGAAAGAAATCTTTTTGTGCAAGGATGGGAGGAGTAAAAGGACCAATGAAAAAGCCTAATGGTGAACCTACTCGTAAAGCACTTGCATTAAGAAAGTGGAATTGTAACTAAAATTTTGTTATCATTTTGATAACTTCTATAAACATTTCTCAATATCAAAGTGCCTGATGCGTCAGACAACGCTGA